TGTAACACCTGTTAAAGTTTGTGTAAGCGTAAATGTGTTTGCTGAACTTCCGTCCGACCCTGCTCTTACAAATATTTCTACTTTGCCTGCATTACCTGGTGCTAATGAACTAACTGCTAGTATGTCACCGTTATCGTTGGCCTGTAATCTGTGTCCAAATCGTTGTCCGCTACCGCCAGCTGGTGCTTCTAATGTGTAATCTCTTGACCATCTATCGTATGTCGACCCGTCTGCTCCTACTCCCCAAGTGTACATATAGACTCTGCCCTTGTCGTTGTCATGTCCAGGTGCTGATGCAAAAAGATATTTTTGTGCTGTGCTTCTAACTGAATCTACTCCCGACTCTGTAATTTTGTGTGCCCATCCAAAATTCTGCGATGCCGCATCTGTTGGTGGTCGTAGTGTTGTTAATGTTCCATACTTAAATGTACTTGGATTCCAAAGAAATATTTTAAGTAATCCTGCGTCTGTGAATCTTGTGCTGAGATCTGACCCTAAGGAATTTGTGTACGGACCGCCTGCTACAACAAAGTTTTCATCTGTACTCATTGATAATGATTCACCCAACCTGCCTGTAAAGTCATTTCCAGCAGATGTTGTAATTACTGATTGCGTTGCAAATGTTGATCCTGCTGTTGCTTCTCTTCTAAACAGGAAGTTTATATTTCCTTGTCCTAGGCCTGGTGCTGACACAATCAATGTTCTTCCGTCATTCCTAGCAACAATCTGTTGTCCAAAGTTTTGGTCTGTTGTTGTAGTATCTGGTGATAGTTGCAACGTTGTTGCGTACGGATCTTGTTTTTCGTACACACGCCATAACCCTGAGCTGTCAGCATCTGTGAATACTGTGTCACCGGTTCTGCCTATATTTTCCAGTTTGTCTTGATAATCAGCATAGCTTAATAGGTCATTCACATTATCCATGGATGATAATCTTACTGAAATAAATTTGTAAATGTTTCCATAAGAATCAGCTGTCGAACCATCTGCTAATACTTCTGAGAATGGTGTGTTTAGAGAAAAGTCTATAACAATATTCTTGTGATCTACTACAGATAATACTTGATACACACCATCTAAATTTTCAGTTTTAGCATTTGTTATGCCGAAATAATCCGATTGACTAGTTGTCGTTCCTGCCGATAATCCATGAGAATCTGTAAATGTTATTTGTAATTGTGAATCATCATTAACTCTTTTAAGTTTCTGTATTTTGTACGATTGATTTGTTAATCTAAATACGTCCCAATCACTGTTTGATTTATTCGCTACCCATATCAATTCATTTTGCGTAACTCTAGTCATGTCAAGTTTCAACAAATCAGATATATTAAATGCTGTATGGTGTACCTGTCCTAGTTGTGGATATCCTGCTGTTTTATAAACCTGTGCATGGTCTCTGCTACTGCCTTCTTTAGAATAATCTAATCTACTAAAAGTTGTTGCGGCATTATAATCTACTGGTTTGTAGTACATATCACCTTTGACTATTGCATCTGATCTTGCGTACTCAACTGTTTCGTTTGATGTGTCAAACAACTCAAAACTATTTGGATTTGCTGTTATTACATCATCATGTAAACGAATCTGTATGTTTTCAATTGAATCTGTATTTCCAAACTGTCCTGTTCTTAACATCCACTCTGGATATAAATCAAGTGCAATATCTTGATCTTCATATTTGGCTTTCAATAATCTATCTATTGCATTTTGTGTTCCTTTTTCTCTGATGTACCCTTGATAAAATTTGTACTGTGATACATCGTTAACAAATAAGTTTTCTAAATAATCTCGAGATTGATACCCGATTAATTTTTGTGCTAGTTTCTGTTGCGATTCATCAAAGTTAGTTGTTTCTAAATTATAAAAATCATTAAACTGTGATATCTTATAATCAAAGTTTGGAATTAATTGTGGTGCTGGTTTTTCATCTTTTAATATCCATTGTGAAACATCAAATGACGACGTTGCTCCATGATTAAATCTTGCCACATAAAATTTACCTTGATATTCTATGCTGTCGCCTATTCTATAATCTGTATTAGCAGTCCAATACGTTACCTGTGCAGAATCAAATATAAACCCAGGTGCATAGTAATCTCCATTCCAGCCTGCTGTTTTCCAACCTACCACTTTTAATCGGTTCTGTCTAAATCCTGTTGTAGGTTCATGAATTATGTCTGCGAACACTGTTTTGTTATCAAACAAAATAATATGTTCTTTTTGCACAGTGGTTAGTGCTATATGATACAATCCAGTATTTTCATCTTTTATTTCTAAATCAAAAGTTTTACCTATTCTTTTTGTAGAAACTTGTCTTATAGGTATTTTTCTTCCGCCTGCATCTAACAATGAATAATCTCCGGCTAAATTTTGTAACTTGCCCACTATCGAATTGTTTGTGTCTAACTCAAACCCGTGTGCCGCAGGTGAAACTGTTACTGCTGAGCCAGGTGCCCACTCTTGTGTCGTCCAAAATAAAAATTCTCTTACTGCATTTGACCAGTTTAATGTTTCTTTAATCTCATTTGAATATTTGTTAAATCTAAAACCTTGTGCTTCTAAGTAGTTTCCGTATCCTAGTAAGAAGTCTGCAACTTCTTGAACTGTGTTAAACACATAACCATATGGTATAGTTTGTACTGCTTCTTTAAAGATATTATATCCTATTACTTCCACTGATCCTGCTACTGATAGTTTATTTCCTACTGCTGTTTTAACAGGATATTTAAAGTTGAAATATGGATCAGTTGTCGAATAACCTAAAACTTTAAAGCCTCCTAGTATTGTTGATCCGTCATGTGAAACATCTGTATTCTTTTCTATAAGAACACCTGAATAACTAAAACTTTTAACAGCGTTCGATGTTCTAAACATTATTTTGTAGTTTTCGTCTGGAATAAATTTAGATCCCGATGTAGAACCTGGTGATGTCGAATCTGTTAATATTTTTAAATTGTCTTTGTCTGTAAACCCGCCTAGCTTGTATGCTAATTGTGTTTTAAGATTCGACATTTTTTTGTAGTACAAAGGATCCGGATCAAGATTTTTTGATGTTATATAGCCAACAACCAACGGCTGATATCCTGCTGTAAGATGTGTCGTCTTTACTCCAGTTGCAGTATTTGTCGATGTTTGTAAATGATACTTTGTAGTTTTAAGTGTTTTTCTAATTTCAGTGTCTTTATCTATTTGGTTTCCGCCAATATTTGTTGTTTGTCTAGACGGGTCAAACATATTAGAAAAGAATCTAGCTGGCTGTGTTAGTGCTAACGTTTTAATTACAGTAAACGGATATGCTGATGATCTTCTCCAAGATGTTTCTGATGGTGCTTGGTCTCCAAACTTCCATCCGGATCTTCTTCCTGGAATATTTAGAGCATCTACTAGTCCAGCTGTAATAGGATCTAATAAATTTCCTGATGCATCAACTGGCAAATAATTTTTAATACCTGGCTTGCTGTATCTACCTGTTTGTGTTTCAATAGCTGTCCATAATACATCATTGCCGGATGTGTAAGGTGCTGTTCCGTATGTTGCGTCCCAAGTACTTGGTTTTTCTGAATGTCCTAGCATCTCCCATGGTCTTACATGCGGCGCATCAGTGTCGTAAAAATATTTGTATATGCCTCTCCAATACCCCGGTAACTTTTCGTTTTTAACTCTGTCAGTACTGTTTGCATAGTTGTATGTGAATGGCGATCCTTCTGAGAACGTAGTGTTGTTAATGTATTGTACATTGTTACGGCCTGCCCATGTGTGGAAGTCTCTAGACATAACACCATCTACTTCAGCTAGACTATAATCTGTTGCTGTAAACACACTTGGTGTTACATCGCATATGTGTGATAATGATCTGTCATATACTGTTTTAATATTGTTGTAAATTCTTCTCTCTAATTCTATTATTAAATCATCTCTTTCATCACCGTACGCTTTAATAAAAGAACCATCATGTTTTCTAATCATAGAAGTTGTTGTTATATAAGTGTCATCTAATATTACTTCTGGTTTGAATTTTGGATACATTCCAAGTTTAGTCGGACTTGGTGGCATATAACTGCCTTTGGTATCTGCGTAATCTTTTATAACAATAGTATCACCTTCTGCAAGTGGTCTTGTTACTGTTATACTGTCGTCTACTGTGCTAAAAGTATAATCAGAGCCTACTAATAAAAGTTCACCATTTAAATAAATGTACACTGCTCTATTGCTTAACGCAGTTATATCATGTTGTGAATCGATTGCATATTCTGTTTGCGTTGCTCCTGCAACTATGTGTGTTCTACTCGAAACATTTTCTCCCCAGCCTATCATATCCTCATAATAGAATGGGAAAGATGCAGTTCTTCCTGGTGTAATTGCTTTTATAATTTCGTCAACTCTATCTCTTGCAACGCCTTCGTATGTTGTTTTCACTGCATGAGTTAAAAATGCACTGTACCATTTTTCGTATTCTAAATTCACATAATCTAGTGCTAACGAAAGATTCGACTCACTGTCCATTAATCCAAAAATTGCTGGTAGTAATGATCCTTCGTGTTGTAGTATTGTTCCACCTTTTAATCTCGCATCGGGCTTGTCTCTTAAATTTGATGTTCCTGGTATTTGTCCTGTTACATCCTGATTTTTATCAAACATGTCATAAACATGATTTAATATTTGACCATATGTGAATGTACCTAGTGCTTCATTCTCACAGTTTGTCGACAAATTTTCCGGTACTTCATATATGCCTTTGTTTACAATTTTATTAGCAGAGCTGTAACCTGCTATTCTTATCTGATCGCCTACTTTTAAGTTTTTAATAAATTTAACATATTTGTTTGTTGTTCCGTTAACTAGTGTGTAGTCTGTTGTTATTGTTTTTCTTACTCCATTAACTTTTACTGATAATTCTAAATCTGTTAGTGCCGCAGAATTCTTGTAAAAATCAACTGCAAATAATTGTGATTCTGTCGAGTCAGCTATGTGTGTTCTGATAACTCTCTGTTTACTGTTGTTAGTTCTTTTGACCCAAGGTCCTCTATAATTTTGAAGAGTAGTTAATGACGTGTAATGTAAGTGTCCCGATGCTAATCTTTTAGAAACTGCTTTTTCGCCTAATTTGTAAGTGAACGAATCTGATGTATGATCCGATTCAAACATTATGTTACCTACATTATTAATAGTGCTATATTTGACCTTCATTCCAAGTACAGTGTCAGTAACAGCAGTATCGCTAGTTGCAAAAGAAAAAATCTTTGCTCCTACAAATGACGAACTTGGATATTTTATAGCATCATCAAACGATGTCAGTGAATCGTCGAATATGTTGAACAACGGTTCTTGATTAAGTTTTGTTTTTTGTTGCGAGTCTACCCAAAGTTTTGTTGTCGAATCATAGTAAAGAGTTTTTCCTTGATGTGCTGTTCCGTATTCTATAAAAATTGATTCATTATCTGCCGGTGACCCGTCTGTTGCTTTTGTTAGTGCTATAAGCTGTGTCGAATCTCCTGCGTTAACAAAGTTTACATTATAAATCATTCCGCTTACTAACGGATCTGTGTCGTTAGCAAAAACAATTCTCATTCCGTCTGCTAGTGCTAATCCGTCAACAATATAACCTGTTTGTTTAACCACTGTTGAGAAAGCATCTGTTGTAACTGTGTCATACAACGTTACAGATCTTTTAGCAACTGTTCCGTGATTGTACAGTTCTAGGCCTGAGTCAAATTCTATAATAGGTCTTTTTGCTCTATCGTCTTCATTTAAAACAGGAGTGAATCCACTGATTCTTGCTGTTTCTTCAATTACAGATCTGTGAAACCATCTGTTATATCTTGACCAAGCATTTTGATCACGTGAATCTCTTTTAATTGTGATATAGTCTTTATCTTTTGCTGTGTAAACTGCTTTAGCATATGGTCTTGTATCGTAACCGACTGCGTCATAAGGAACAGTAGCTTCCTCAGAATATGGTCCAGGAGTAATTAAATCATCCACATCAGTAAGTGTGATCGATTCTCCAACACCTTCTACATAATATTGTTTGTTTATATATTCTTCAGATATTGCACTATCATCAAACGTTATCTTCATTCCATTTGATAAATCTAAAGTTCTTAAACTGTAATTTTTTACACCAACAATATCATCAGCTGGATTTATTTTTACTGTTGTTGTAATGTCTTTAATTTGTAATATCCCATACATTGAATCATGGTTCCCACATTGATAGTACAACGTAGCAGGGCCTGTTGCTGGTACAGTAAACGTCACTGTGCCATTATCTGTTCCGTTGTTAGAAACGCCTGTAGAATAAACTGTCGACGTTGATCCGTCCTCACTGATTTTACTCTTATAAGGTTCTGTCATTATCCACAACGGATGACCTTTTGCATTTACATTAAATTTGTATGTGTTGCCTCTGTAAAGTGTCAATATTGGATTGTTCTCATTTTCTCTGTGTGTAAAATTGTAGGCACCTTTTGCTTTATTCTCTACAGAATATTCTGCAACTGCATTTGGTCCAACGGAATCAAACGATATAGCACTAGGGCCAATTGGCATCCAATAGTACTCTCGGTAATTAATTAACTTATCGTAATCAATCGACGGATTCCATGAGTATACTGCTTCTTTTGAAAGTCTATCATGATTGTCAGTGTTACCACCTAAAAATTTAATTTGATTTATATAATCATCATATGTTCCTGTAAACTTAACTTGGTCTTCAGGATTTAGTGATGTTGTATCTCTGTCTGTGTAAGTTACAGCAGGCTCTAATTGATAAGCCATTCTATCTCGAGATGTTGCTGGAAGATATCTGTCTGTAGGTTTTCTTGTAGTAGCGTCTTGTTTACCTACAAAACCATCTAGTCTTTCCAATGATCCTTTTTGTACTAGTGGATCTAATGTGCTTGATAAAAATCTTTGGTTGGCATCTGTTCTATAAAAAGCTGGTAAGTGTTGAACCGTACGTCTGTACTCGTTATTGCCTTGTTTGACAACTTCCTGGTTTGCTTGTGAGTTTATTGAATTATCTGCCATTAGTATCCAGCCCCACTACTGCCGGAAGTTGATCCCGATCCTGTTGTAGTAGAGCCTGACACTGTTGATCCTGATGTGGTGTTTGTAGTAGATGTCGATGTGTTTGTTACTACTGTACCGGAAGCCGATAGTTGATTGGCTCCTAGTGCTGTAATAATTGTAACATCATTAACGGTGGCCCCACTAATAAAAATTTCATCTGCCGCGGAATCTATCTGGAACAAAGACCCAAACCCTTGTCCTGACTGATTTGGCACAATAACTGCTGTAAGCAAGTCTGGTGCTAGTGCATTGTGTACAAAAGCGGCTAGTTCTGTAAAATAAAAAGTATCTCCAAAATCCCAATTATCTAGTGCAAAGAATTGGTTAATTGCGGCAATTACTCGTGTTTTAATAACTGCATCTGTTACGTTTGTTTTTGGATTTTTTACAACCTTAAATGTTGCTTGTAATTGTTCATCTGCATTTGTACCAAATAATATTTTATATTTTACTGGATGATATATTATTTGATCTGCTAACGATTTCATAGGGTTAAGTATGCCGGAATAATTTATTCTCATTTGATTAGATGTTGAAGGTACCGGAAGAGCTCCGCCATCTTGTAACCATATTCTATAAAGATTATCATATGTTCTTTCTAGCATGTACACATCTACAATGTTAGACACACTCGGGTCAATTCTAGTTTCTTGTCCTGCATTGTGTTTGTACTGGAAACTTATCGAACTTCTCCCTCTTCTTGCTATGTAATCTGTTGTTGTTGCTAATGTGTTTGTTGTCGAATTATATTTTTTAATAATATCTTCAGATGCATCATAAAAGTAAAATAACTGTCCGTTGGTATAAGTTCCTGAATTTAAAGTAATATCAGTTTCCTTTGCTGTTACAACAAAATTTGTTGATGCATAAGGTCTAAATCTAGATATATTATTGTATGATATATATTTTTCTTGGAATATAAATTTTGTACTAATGCTTAGATCAGGTTCAACAATGATATCAAATATTTCCGGATTGTCTACTATACCATCATCATCATTATCATAAAAGCCAACCTTAACCTTTCTATTATCTTGGAAACCGTCTGCTTCTGTAACTGTGTCTACTACTTGCCATGTAATTGGATAACCAACGGAATTACTTGTAGAAACAAGTGAGTTTGTTTTCAACAGTTTTACTGTGTCTTTAACACTAGTTCCTAATTTGTAATCATAAATTTTTTCCTGTGTATCAAAATGAAATTTGTTCTGCGATTCTGATTCAAAAATATATTCTAATTTTCTGTATGTAACTGTATATGTGTTACCGTCGTTTGTAAATTTGAACCACCAACTAGCATCTGCATTTGTACCTGCTATTGATCCTTCGTTTGTTAAGCTAAACACATCACTTGCACTTAAATTTGTTGATGTAATAACTTTCCAAGTTTCTGTGTCCCAATCATATCTCAATCCAAATTCTTCGTATGCTTCAATTCTATCAATAACATCTGTTTCTAATGCTGTTGCAAATGATGTTGTAAAGTTTGGAATCACATCACTAACCACAGAACCATCCGGTAGTATATTATTCAGTGTTATTGGGCCTGCTCCCGACTCTAAATTTCCTACTCCGCCGTTTGCACCATCGCCCGATACTGCACCAATTTTTGCCCATACTCTATCTTCTGCGTTATCAGTTGTTGATGTTACTAATGTACTGTTTAAAAACTTTCTAGTGTCGGGAGATGTAAACTTAACTAATGCCCCTGGTTTAATGTATTTTAAATTTGAAGTTGCAAAATCGCCTACTACTAATGGACCAGCGGCTTTAATATAACCTGTATTAGTGTTTGTTGATGTAGTAGTTGAATTCCAAGTTGCACCCATACTTAAATCTTTTGTGCCGTATTTCAAATAGTAAAATTGTCTTGCGTACGGAGTTTTTAATTTTGCTTCTACTTTAGTATCTAGTGTAGATTGTATATCGCTTTTGGTATTAAATGTAAATGTAAATCGTTGTGTCGATTCTTCTCTGTACAATATTCCATCCTCAGCAAACACACTCACGTTTGAGTAAGCACCTGTTGGATCTAATATTTCTTTTGCTCTCGAAATACCTGAAGCAGATCTGTTTACTGATTTAACTTTAACAATTTCTTGTGATGCTGAAAGAGGTACTACTTGATAATCTTCAGCAGTAATCATTCTGTTCTGTGCATAATAAACTTGTCCTGCTTTTTGTTTTATCGAAGCATTTGATTCTGTTGCCGCCGCATTGTAAACACTAGCTTGTAGGCTCATTGTTATTGACAATGTTTGTTGTCCACTGTTAGCGTCTATGTAAGGTATCGAAACTTGTATATTCTGCATGTCAGCAGGTTGAATAGCGTACTTGTCGTTATCACTTATTCTGTAATATGCTTTAAAAGAACCTAATGGGAGATTAGAAAAGTTTCCATCGCCGAACACTAAATCAACTGTGTCGTTTGCTTTTGTAACAACATTATAAATGTCTCTTTCTGATTTAGATAACGAATTGTAAATTGCATTATTTCCAGACAGTGCCGGAACCTGTGTCCATTTTTTTGTTATTTGTCCAAATTGATCTAATTGATATAACCAAACATCACTGTTGTTAATGTTTGGGGTATCTAGTGTCTCTATGTAATTTGTAATCGCCGAATTAACTGTAAAAGTTGATTGCTGTATATTTCCTTGTTTGAAAAGGAAGAAAAATCCTGTGTTGTTTGAACTGTCACCGGCACCATCATTTCTGTAGGTATATGTTAATCCTGTGCCTTCTATAGGATTTGATTCATAAATTGATTCTGAATCTTCAAGTGTCGATGGTACTATTTCAAAAGCTCTGCTTATTCCGCCAACGTTCGAAGAAAAATTAAACATCGGTAAGTCTGATTGGTTCGAACTTAACGTGTAAACTTCTGTGCTAATGCCACCTATCTTTGCCGACTCTCTAGGCTGACCAAATAATTGTCCTGTTTGGTTTGCGGCATTTAATATTGCAGTAAATTGTTCTCTGTAATTCGAGTTTGCAGAGTCATTCCAAACAATTGTGCTGTTAGCAAGGTTACTGCCTGACGAATCTGTTACATCCTGTGTTGTTGAAATTGCATTAATTTTTAGTAGGCCTGTTGCTGGCTGATTTCTTTTAGCATTGTAATTGATTAGCCTTGCTAATCTTAAAATAGAGTTTCTTCTTTCTGCTGTTTCTAAAAAGTTTTCTCTAGCATTTAGATCAACTCTGAAAGATAATGCTTGAGCAATATAGGCTATTAGATCTAAGAGTGCTACATACTCAGAACTTTCAACAAAGTCATTGAAGTCATCTGGATAATTTTCTTTAAGGTAATTGACCATTGTTCTACGAAGTGTTTCAAAATCGTAGGATTTAAAGTCTGCTTGTTGGAAGGATTGGTAAATCTTTCTCCAATCTTCTGCAACTAATAATCTATTTTGTCTATCTGTAGTGGCCATTGTTTTTTATTAATATTAACAACGGTATTTATAGGATATATTAAGTGCGTACTTTAAGATAGGCGTAACAGGGAGTTCTCATCGAAGTTGAATTGTAGCTTCTCTGTGATGTTTAGTGGAACATACGTTATTGACGCCTGTATAGCTATGCCCGAGTCTGCTTCAGTGACTGTTATATCGTTTGTAGATAACCTAGGGTCAGCATTTAAATTTTCTGTTACATCTTCGAGTATTGCGTCTTTTAGAGCTTCTGTGAAGGGTTCAAATATAGCATCATATATGATCGTACCAAACTCTGGATTTTCAACACGTTCGCCTTTACGCACTGATAATCTATTAATTAGATCCTGCTTGGCAACTTCAAAATCGTATAGTTTAAAATTTTGATATTCTGCTCTTGACGAAAAACCTTTGAAAGTAACTTTCCCAGCGCCTGTGCTATTTGATGAATTTGAATCGTATGCCATATACTATATTTAATCCTTAAAATCTGAAGAAACTTCTCACAGCACTTACAGCCGTATTTGCGTAACCTTTTGCTATTGATGTTAATTGACCTTTGAACGCTGTTATTTTTCCTTTTACAAATGCCAATGCTTCATTTTTTATTAAACTTTCTACATTTTTTGCCTTAGTTACAAGGCCTTTGATCTGGCTAATATTTAAATTTATGTTATCGTTTAATGCTACCATTTTTTTAACCTGAGAGGATACTCCGGAAATAGTTTTGTTTGACATTAATTTGTCTTTAATTTGTCTCAACTCAACCGGCATCATTTTTGGATTTTCTTTTGCTATCAGAGCCATTGCATCATTAATGAAGTTTTTCTTACGTGCTTCACTGCTGGTTCTAGTGTATGGTTCGTGTGTTACAAAATCTGATACTGTGGTTGTAACATCCATAGTATTTGGCTTGCCGCCTTCTTTGATTGGTTTTTCTATGTCAATATCTTTACCGTCTGTTGTGATTATTCCCACAGAGCCATGTTCTGGCACTAGCCAACTAGGTCCCCATGATTTAAATGCAGGGATTGAATTCATGTGTACTTGCGATCCTGCCATGTGTACTTGCCCACCTGCACCAACCATTGTCCCACCGCCTGAGTATGATGAAAGAACAGATCCAGCATATGTCCTTACTGCTCCTTGAGATGAATTTTGTATTGAATTTTTTGCCATTGTGTTGACATTAAATCCTGCGTTAAGATTAACATTTTGTTCTGATGTAAAGTTTAAACTACCTCTTGCATGAAAGTTAACATTTGTGTCCGAGTGTACATTAAAATCTCCGCCGGATCTTATGTTGATGCCTGATGCAGAATATATGCTGATTGTTCCGTCTTTGGACATTTCTATAAATGCTTTTCCGGAACCGTTTGCAAGATACACAACACCATCTGTGTCATGCATTAATAACTGGTGTCCAGATGCTGTTCTAATCCTCGCAAGTTTATTGCTTCCGGATACATCTCCATCGTCCATAACAAAACAATGACCGAGATCTCTGTCCACCTGGATAGGCATGTTGTTCACCCCAATGTTTAATTCTCTCGAGTCTTTGCTTATTCCACCTGGTGTATTCCATCCAAACACTCTGCTAGGTGTTTCTCTTCTTGCACTTGATGACGTTGTGCCTCTAGTGTCGTCTTTGATTAATCCTTCTGCAAGTAGTTGGTCTGCTAAAACTGTGTTAACTGGAAACTCCCATTTATCCATAGTGAGGTTTGTTTCTCCATCACCATATCTTTTTTTGTTTTTTTCCTGTATCGGTAAAAAATTTGTACCATAATTTTTTATTTTTGATCCTGCGTTTGCACCTATCTGTCTTTCTCTATTACTAATTTTGTTTGAGTTGTTTATTGTGTTTTCCGATGAACCGTTTCCAGGTATCATTTGGTTCGTTAATGGTTCTTGTATACAGCCCATCCAGAACGCACTATTTTGTCCTTTTTCACCTTTGGCAAATATTACTAATACGTTGGTATCCACATCAGGTGGAATAGCCCACATACCATATGATCGTTGTTGAGGTCCTTCTGATGGATCCTTAGTATTTGCTTTGAAAGGCTTTGCACCATAAAACGGTGACAGGTACTGACACCAAATAACCTGTGATGGATTAATATCATGCCCGTCTGTTTTAGACAGTTCAGGAATTACCACACCTAGCCTTCCCATTTTGAGAGGATCAATTGTGTTCTTGACAACTGCTATGTACGGACCGGCATCATTCGAACTACCTTTTTGATTGAAGTTTTTTGAATTGTCCTGTGTGTCTGAAAAGCCTCCGCCTATTTTATAACTCATACTTTAATTTATCCTTGCCTACGGCATGTAGTCGTTGTCATTGGCTTTATCTTTAGCATTTTTAATTGTCTTTTTGGCCCAGCTAGAAGCTTTTCCTTTTATTCTACCCCATGCGGCACCCATGTCAACATCGCTAGTTATGTCATTTAATCTAGCAAGTTTGTCAGCATTTTTACTGCCACCTAAAGTTACTACCGGCTGTCCTTTTTCTTCATAATTTTTAGAAATATGCTGTTCTATCACTGCTCCGGCATTACCTGCCTGTTGCTGATTCATTCTAACACAATGCAACGTCTGTAGAAATTGTCCTTGATTAAATTTCGAATCAACCTTAACCACTTGATATATTCCAGAAAATGTGTTTTCTGCTTTAGTGCCTGCTCCGGCGTGGCGTACATATATGCCTACTTGATCATCTATGTCGTCGGGCGGTCTTACAAAATTTAATTGAATTAATGGTTGAAAATTTTCTGAATTAAAACTGCCGAATTTTTTGCTTATTACCCCATGACCAATCCCTTCTGGTTTTTTAGCTCTGTCTTGGTGTATACCTATAAATTGATCCTGACAAATAAATGCCGGGTCTCCTAGTATTTCTAATTCTAGTTTCATCATATCCACTTGCGGATTTGTTATGTAATCGTAGAACTGTTGTGATTTGTTCGAACCTGCATTCATTGTGTTTTTACCCATTTGGATACTTGGCTCAATTCTAATATCAGAATCTTCATTCCCAAAAACTTTTATGAGATTTTCTTGGAAGTCTTCATATTTTCCTTTGGATTTATATTCGTCTTTGAACGGTCTGACGTTTCTAAGATAGTATGCAGTCTTGTAATTGATTCGCAAATTTTGTACGTCCACATTGTCACCTGTGTATATGTAGTTGTACTGTTTTCTAACCCACTTGGACCAATCCATAAATCCTAAACTAACTCCTGGCGGAAAGAATTTTAAACAGTGCAATTTTTTTGGTATTGCTTTAAAAATTATTCTTTTTGGACTTACTTTTCTTATCCTATCAATTATGCTTGGATTAGGTGTGTCAACGTCAACTTTAATTTCAAACCAAGGTATCCATTGATTGTCTTTCGCTTTGTTTCGAAAGTCACTACTGCTGTAAAACTTCATTAATCCGTCATAATCGTCTGCACCGTCGCTAGTCTTTGACTGTTGACTAGGAGAACCTCCAGAAGATTGTGTCATTTGCATATGCCAGTACTGCCAAAATCTATCTGCAATAGCAGAATATCCCTCACCTGTTCTGATAGCATCTTCAAAATATTTTACTAGACTTGTCTGTCCGTCTACCTGTGCTTCTGCTAATTTGATTTTGGGAGTAAAATCAATTTTGGTTTTATCTCCTGCTATCCAGTTGTTGTAAAACTTTTCAAGGAAACTTGCATTAGATTCTGCTATTGTTGTTTGTAAGGTTTTAGCGTACTTGGCCTTTTCAGCAACTTCCGACGACACATAAAACTCGTATTGATCTTTGTACTGTCTTATCCCTTCTTTTATTTCCTTATCTTGGTCTAGGTCCAGTTGTTCTGTAACCTCTTTTATCCATTCGCCCACACTGTCTACACTGGTTGTTATTTGGGTACGTGGAAATTTAAATCTATCGTCATGAGCTAAATCACCGAATGGTACTGCAATTATTTGATATTTTGTTCCTGATTGATCTAGGTCAAATTCAACCCTAACTATTAGTATTGGAATTTTCCGTACATAGTTTTTATCTTCACTGGTGATTGGTTTTCCGTGTTCGTCTGTGCCTTTGAATTCTATTGTTAGTAGTAACGGAGCATCCATAAAATCTCTGTATCCATTTATAAATGTTGCCGCTTTGACTTTCTCTACAAGTGATGTACCAAACGGTTCTATTAAATCAAAATTCATTTTTGTTATGTTTGCTAGTCCTCTGTCTGGATTTGGACCAACAGTGCTTAACATAGTAAAGTTTTCAATAAACAGATCTAATCCTCTGCTTAGGATAAAAGCAGATTCTTTTGGATCATATTTTTTATTAGCCGTTTTACCATGAAGGAATGTTCCTCGCTTGGTTTCTTTAGCTTCTGCTTTTAATTCGTTTTGTTGTTCTTGGTATTTGCCATTACTAACTTTTGGATCTCCTATCCCTCCGGATCTCGCAATAATATCATGCACAGGATTCTTCATGTATGCATGACTTTTTAATTCATCTTCGGACAGCCCACTTATTGTAAAAATTGTGTTGAAGGTTGCAAACTTGTGTAGTACGTTTTCTAGTAAGCCGACTTCATTGTCTGTTGTTGTTTCTTTATCTTTTACAACACCAAACGATGAGAGATCACCACCTGTAAACTTCTTGAACCAGTCGTTTTTTGTGTCAGAGATTTTCTTCGTTATATTGTTCTTAATTTTATTGCTAACCGTTTTGGATGCTCGTTTTAGATAGTCTTTTTCATTGGAAACAAAAGAAGAATCCCTAAAGTTTTTTGGTCTGCCTGTGTACTCATCGTATTCAGACATTTTATATTCCTAAATCGTTAGAGATGTTGTTTGCCTTGGGTAATTGTATTGTTACTCCAGGTTTAAAATCATATATTGGATCTTCTATTTCATCTGGATTTCTCTGTGCAAACACCCACCAAAGTCTCGGTGTGCCATAAAGGTCATAAGCCAATAGATCTGGTCGGTAAGCATATGTTCTTTCTATTGTGTATGTTTGATCATCTGCTTCTGCTGTTATCGTTCTAGGAACCAATGGTTCTAAATTAATTGAATTTTGCGGTGTATCGTGATATGGTGATGTGTTTGAATAGTCAGCCATTATACTAATCCTATCCCTCTTTCTTTATCTAGTGATCCATCAGCAAACTTTTTCAGTGAAAAGTTTTTAACTGTGTCTCTGCTGTATACTGGAGTTACCATACAAGAAATAGTTGATATTGTCGGTGCCCACGAGGCATCGGCCGCCATGTCTGCATCTTGGTTAAATCTATTCATATCTTCGCCGTCGACGCCAACTCCACCCAAACTTCCAACTTCTGCTTGTTTTGTAGAAATATAATCAATGCCGGGTCTTAATTCAACACTAAACTGATTTATCACCACCGGAACTTTATCATAAACATGATCTCCATATCCTGACAAATGCATAATTGGTGGCGGTGAACCTTTTAATTGATCCTCGGATTTTCCAAAAGACATTTTGCTCATTGTTCTTAAAAATTTTACTGTGGCTATCCAATGTTTGGCATCATCGGAATTTTGTACTGGAAATTCTCCCACAATACTAATAGTGTCTACTTGTGAATTTTGATATGCTTGAAAAGGATAGTTGCTGTGTGTCTGTGCTAGTGCATTGTAGTTTGCCGAGTTCTGCACAATTACTGCAGGTGTTATTGGCCAAAACACACCATTTGATTGTTGCAAAGGTTCCAATAGCTTATTGTTGTCTAACAACAAATACTTAAAAGGAGATTTCGATGGTAATGTTAATCTTACTCTCCAATCTCTTGTGGCAGTTCTTCCAGACCACTTTGCTTTAGCCGACTGTATACGACTGTTGTCACCCAATCCGGCACCCGTTAATCGTGCCCAGGTTTTGCTAAAAAACCCCGATCCTACTTTTTTAATAACGTTTCCTAAAGACGGTCTTTTTGGTATATTAAATGACATACTTAAATGGTTGCTTTCCTTTTCATAATTGCGTATACTATAAAGTATATTTATAGGCATAAGAATAGGCGCATTTAATAACCCATACGACACGAAACAACAGACCTGTTTGTGGTCACTTTTACACTAACAACATTGGAGAATTATGAAAAGAGTAAAG